AATTCAAACAAATTGTTTTTGTCTAAAAATTCAAGTAATTCATTAACAATATTTTCAATATCTTTAGTTAATAAACTAATGTCATTTAATATTGCATCGTTCTGTCTTAATGTAATTTCAAAACAAGCATGAAATGGTTTACTTGTATCAAGTAATATTTTTTTCAATTCTGTTGAATAAAAAAACTTACTGTCAAATACATTTGTATTGTTGATTTTATTTTTGACAATCTGTTTTGATTTAAACGCTAAACTATTCATTGAGAATATGTATTCGTTTAAATCACCATTAAACTTGCACCATGCATTTATTTTTATGTAAATAACTTTAGGGTTAATTCTATTTATAGTTCCGAAAGCAACTTTGAAATTATCGGATGCTGGTATTAATTTGTATTCTTTTTTTAATCTTACTACATTTTCTGCCATTATTAAGTTAATATAATACAAATGTACTAAAATTAAATTAAAAAACCAAGTTTTTTTTAAAAAATTAACTATTTATATAAAAATATTATAAGATGGCGAAGGAACTATTCGAAATAAAGAGAAATCAGGAAGGGTATGGGTATTTAATTGAAAGAGATGCTGGGTATATCAGTTTAGATGACCCAAGAAATGTTAAGGCAATTAATGAGTTGAACAGTGGTTTTGGCGATACAGAGTCTGGTGTTAAAATAGTTGATAGATTAAAAGTATTTGCCGTTTTTCAAAAATACGGTATTGAAAATGCGAATGGTAGGATTTATCCTGAACAAATATTAAAGAAACAAGTAGATATATACCAAGAGAAAATTAATGATAGAAGGTCTTATGGTGAACTAAATCATCCAGATTCCGTAACGATTGATGGTGATAGACTTGCTTTTGGCATCACTAAATTGTGGTGGGAAGGTCACACATTGGTTGGTGAAATAGAATTAATACTATCTCCAGGATTTGTTAAATATGGGGTTATTTCTTGCGTTGGTGATAAAGTTGCAAACTACCTTAGATTAGACTGGAAAATAGGCGTATCATCAAGGGGACTTGGTTCAGTTGAAAAAGACAGATTTTCTGGAAAGTATATTGTTCAGGATGACTTTGAAATTACATGTTGGGATATTGTTACAGACCCAAGCACCCCTGGAAGTTATATTGGGGCTCAAATGAATGACTTAACCCAGTATGTTGAAAATAAAGTTTCAGATAAAAACAAAATAATTGAAGGTCTTAATAAATTCTTAAATAAAAAAATATTAATATAATCATTATGAGTGCAATTGCAGATTTCCAAAATAAATATGGTTTAACCCCAGACGGTCAAATTGGTAAAAATACATTAAACAAAATTAAAGAAGTATTGAAATTACAATCTGATGAGGCATTAGCTCATTTTATGGGACAATGTGCGCATGAGAGTGAAGATTTTACTCACACGTCAGAAAATTTAAATTACTCAGCACAGGGATTGTTAACAACTTTTAAAAAATATTTCACACCAGAGACCGCTAAACAGTATGAAAGAAACCCAGAGAAGATAGCTAACCATGTTTATGCTAATAGAATGGGTAATGGTAATGAAGCGAGTGGTGATGGGTATAAACATCGTGGATTTGGATTTATTCAATTAACTGGTAAACTAAACCAAGATGCTTTTGCAAATTCAATTAATAAACCAGAAATAAAAGATAATCCACAGTTAATTGCAACTAATTATCCATTTGAATCAGCAAAATATTATTTTGATACTAATAATATATGGAAGTATACAAATAAAGTTGATATAGATTCCATAACTAATGTGTCAAAAATTATTAATTTAGGTAATGTAAATTCGAAGTCAACGCCAATTGGTCTCGATGAAAGAATAAAAAAGACACAATATTACTATAATTTAATAAAAAAATAACTTTTTTTAATAATTAATAAAAAAAAATAAAAAAAAATATGTTGTTTTTAAAACTTGCATATATTTATAATTAAAATAATCAAAATAAATTGTTAGATAACAATGAAAAACGAAAAAAATAATAAAAGTATCCTTGAGGAATCATTAATTGATTTCAAAAACATTCAACAAATGATATCTAAAAATAGCGAAAACCAAATTAAAGATATTTTGTCTGAAAAGATTAAAGAGGGATTAAAGAATATAATTACTGAGGCTGATGATTTTGAAGAAGATGAATTTGACTCAGAAAAAGAAACTAAAGATGGTATGGATGATATGACTCCAGAATCTGGCGAAAGTTTGGAAGGTGAAAATGAACCTGAAGATATTGACGTTGATGTAAACGTTGATAGCGAGGAAGGTGACGGTACGGAACCTGAAGATGTTGACATTGATATTGACACAGATGGTGAAGAAGAAGATGAAGAAGATTTTGACTTTGACCAATTTAAGACAGGAGAGGATGAATATGACTTAACCAATAATAGCATTGAAGATGTCGTAAAAGTATTCAAGAAAATTGATGACAACGACAGTATTATTGTTAAAAAATTGGAAAACGGAAAGATTGAGCTTGTCGACAACGAAGCTGACACAGAATACTTAATTGATATGGGTGATGATGGTGAAGAATTCGAAGTTGAATTAGACGATGACGATGACGATGCTATGAGCGATGAAGATGAATTCGGTGAAGAAAACGAATCTGTTGATTTAACTGAAGATACTGGAGATACTGAAGTTGAACTTGATGGTGCAGAAGACCAGGTTGACGAAAAAAACATGACGCAATCTATTGGAACAAATAGACGTGCAGGTAGAATGACTCAAACTCGTAAAGCTAATGCCCCAGGTGCAAATAACAGAGATGGCGCAAAATTGATTGCTAACGAAAGTAAAGAAATTGCAAAAGCTTATAGTAGAAAAGTTAAACAAATTGAAGCAGCTTATGCTAAAAAATTCGAAACTCTTACAGAAGAAGTTTCACAATACAAACAGGCATTGATTATGTTTAGAGATAAACTAAAAGAAAATGCTGTATTGAACAACAATTTAGCAAAATATGTAAAACTTGTAACTGAAAATGCGACAACAAAAGACGAAAAATTACAAATTCTTGAAAGATTTACTAAAGAAGCAAATACTATTGAAGCTGGTAACCAATTATTTGAAGCTATCAATAGCGAATTGAATAAAAAAGGAACCCCTGAAATTGGAATTAACATTGAAAAACAATTCTCTGTTAGTGCTCCACAGAAAATCAACGAACAAGTAATCTATCAAAGCAAAGATTTACAAGAAACTATTAGTTTGATTAACAGAATGAATAGTTTGAATAAAAAATAATAATAAAAATAACAAAACAAAAAAATAAAAAATTATGAGAGAATTTTTAGCGAGTGGTAGCGTTGGTAACATCGAATTTAACCACCAAAAGAAAATCCGTGAAGAAATCCAAAGACGTTGGGATGGTCTTGGTTTGACAGAAGGTCTGCAAGGACACATCAAAGAAAACATCTCTACTTTATACGAAAACGAAGCAAAACACATTTTATATGAAGCAACTGATTCTAGCAACTCAGGTTCATTCGAAACTGTAGTATTCCCTATCATCAGACGTGTATTCTCTAAATTGTTAGCTAACGATATCGTATCAGTACAAGCAATGAACTTACCTATTGGTAAATTGTTCTTCTTGCTCCCTGAAACATCTGAAAGACTTTGGTCTGGTGATGATATGACTAACGGTAGTACAGCTTCTCACTATGGTATGATGGGTGCAAACCTTGCTAACCGTAATGATAATGGAAATGTAAAAACACAAGGTTATGTACCTGGTGTTAGTGTTGTTGAAGGAGATATTAATCCTTATATGCAAAAATCTTTGTATGACTTGTTCTACAATGACTTCTTGTATGACAACTCAAAAGGTAAAATTACAATCAAAGTTGGTACTTCAACTCCTGTAGTGTTAACATCTACTGGTTTTAAAACAGGTATTCCGTCACCTCTTGCAACTGATGGTTCGTTGAGAAGCGTAATCTTAAAAGTTTCTGGTTTTAATAGCTATAACCCTGGTCGTTTGACTGGTCCTGATGGTAACGAAATGGATACTGAAGCTTTTATCGCTTCTTTGAAAGTTGTCACTAATGTTCCTTTAACTGGTAACACTTCATTTGCACAAAACGAAGAAGTTCCTTTCCACTTTGTGACACAAAAATATGGTAAAGGTGTTGTTGAACGTAATGGCGTTTATGACTCTGCTGGTAATGTATACTTGGAAATTGACTTGACTAAACCTGTTGCAAACAGTTCTTACGATGGTTTCACTGGTATCGCATCTGGAAACACTATTGACGCTACAACTTTCAAAGTTGCTTGGGCTCAATACGACACGTTAGAACTTGAAACAGAAATTGGTGAAGTTTCTTTCAAGCTTGACCAGGTAACTGTATCAGTTGAAGAAAGAAAACTTCGTGCAACTTGGTCACCTGAGTTAGCTCAAGACGTTGCTGCTTTCCAAAACATTGACGCTGAAGCTGAATTAACAGCTATCTTGTCTGAACAAATTGCTGCTGAAATTGACCGTGAAATCCTTCGTGATTTACGTAAATCAGCTCCATGGCAATTACGTTGGGACCACAATGGTTGGAGAAAAATGGCTGGCTATAGTACTAACTATACTCAGAAAGACTGGAACCAAGAATTGTTCACGAATATCAACAGAATCTCTGCTCAGATTCATAAAGCTACATTACGTGGTGGTGCAAACTTCATAGTAGTATCTTCTGAAATCTCAGCTGTATTCGATAACTTGGAATTCTTCCACGTATCTGACGCA